ATTGCAAAGAATATCACGGCCTCAAAATTACCCATCATCAAATAGCCCACCACGTTTACAACCGCGATGACGAGCATGATGTACAACACGTTCTTGTCGGTGGCCAGCGAAGACGCCCGGGCTTCCACCGACTTGAGCCCGCTTGAAACCGAACGAGAGATGCTTTTTAAATTTGAATTCATGAGCGCGTTTATCTGTATTATGTTGTATGTGTATATTATTATTTATTATTATTTATTGTTTTGATGGAAAATAAAAAAAACAAATATATAAGTATGCAAAATCTCGAACTTTACAGATTTGATCCCAATGATGTCAACAACGGCGGCAAGGTTGATCCTCAAACATTTGACATCAATGCATTTGTTAGTAATTTGAATATCACTTCATCGGAACTATCTGCCTTGAAAGATAAATTTAGAGACTTTGCGGATCATGCAAATCAGAATTTGAATTCAACCGATTTAAATATAACAAAACTGCAAACTAGACTTAATGAATTGACCAAAATATGTACAAACGAATGTCCCAAATGCCGAACTATCGGTTCAATGCAATCCCAGATTGCAAATGAACAGATCACGAGATCAAAACAATTGGATGAATCCAAAATGTTGAATCAAATCATACTCAATATTATGAAAAAAATTAAAACTGAAACTGAAGATGAAGATCAGAAGAATAAACAAAAGATTGAAGCGTTGACTCAAAAATTTAATATAGAGAAATCAAAACAAATTTACGATGAAATAGTGGGTTTGATGAAAAAATACCTTGCAAAACACCCGAATGATAAGGAATATCAGGCAAAATTTAATGTTTTGTCCGATTCATGGAACATGCAAAAGATTAAAGAGTTGACTCAAGAATTTAATATAGTCATTGCACAAGACTTGCATAAATCAAACCGAATTTACGATGAAATAGTGGATTTGATGAGAAAACACCTTGCAAACCACCCGAATGATAAGGATGAATATCAGGCAAAAATTAATGTTTTGTCCACTGCATTGAACATGCAAAAGATTAAAGAGTTGACTCAAGAATTTAATATAGTTGTTGCACAAGACTTGCACAAATCAAAACAAATTTACGATGAAATAATGTATTGGATGCAAAAACACCTTGAAATACACCCGAAGGATCTAGATGAATATCAGGCAAAAATTAATGTTTTATCCACTTCATGGAACATGCAAAAACAAAAAGCACAAGAAGCATCAGCACAAGAATCATCAGCGCAAAAAGCACCGGCGCAAGAAACATCAGCACAAGAATCATCAGCGCAAAAAGCACCGGCGCAAGAAGCATCAGCGCAAAAAGCACCGACGCAAGAAGCACCGACGCAAGAAGCACCAGCGCAAGAGTCAAAAGGTGGCAATAAGAGCAAAAAACACAAATCCAACAAATCCAAAAAATCAAACAAATCCAAGAATTCCAAGAATTCCAATAAATCCAAAAAATCAAATAAATCCAAAAAATCAAATAAATCCAAATCAAAACGGGTAAAAGAAATGGAATCGGTGTGGGGAAAGAACAAACCGCTGGAGGAATGGTGGAGGCAGTTGGCATCCGGAAACAAGGTGGTGCTCGTTGAGAGAAATGGCGGACACAAAATGCACACCATGCCCACGGGTAAAATGGCCATCCGAAAGGCATTCAACGCGTTTGACGACGACCCCGACATTGTTGCCGTGCTTTCATCCAACATGTCGCAGGACGCATATGAAGTGCACTTGTATCCGAAGGCAAAGGGCAAATCCGTTGAACACGTCATCAAACATTACAAGAAATACTTCAAGTCGGCTGGACCCACGCCGGCCGACATGGTTGCAAATGACTTCCCGATGCAGAAAAAGGTGCTGCTGCCGGCCTAATGGGGGTTTAAGGGGGGACGCATGTCCCCCTTTTTAGATGGTCGGCACGAACTCCCAGTTCAGCTCCTCGCAAATCTTCTTCCATATTTCGTCCTGTTCAATGCGCTTCTCTCGGTCCTTCAGCATGGGAAAGTACGGCAGGAACTCGCGCTGGTTCAGCAGCTCGCACAGCTTGTACACCGTGTAGTAATAGTTCAGGAAGTTGACGCGGTCTTCGGGGCAGAATTTGGCGTACGGTCCCTGAATCTCCATGAACAAGTTGCACAGCGTTTCCTCCAGTTCCGGCGACATGACCGGCGGTTTGATGCCCAGCTTCTCCTTGATGAACGGGATGTGCTCGTAGTACTTGTTGTACCCCAGCTTCTTCAAAATCTCCTTCGCTTTTTTGTCCGTGAGCTGCGTGTGCAGGTCAATTCTCTCCTTTTTAATTTGGTGCTTTATGTTTTCCAGCACGTCGGGCGGAATCTGCGTGGTCTCCTTCGCCTGGAACTGCGCCAGAATTTCCTTGAAGTGGTTGATGCGCTTGTACGCGTAGAAGCACGCCTCGTTCGGGGGCTCCTTGTACGACGGCTTCTCGTTTTCCACCAAGTAGCTCACGTGGATGGAGCAGTTGTTGCACACCATGATGCCCTCGTTTTCCACGGGAATCATTTCGCCGGAGTTGCAGTAGCGGCACACGTCCGACGGAAACACGTACTTGCTGATGTCAATGTAGGACGGGTCCAAATTGGTCAAGTACCGCTGCACGTTGCTCTGGTTTATGCGCTTCAGCTGGTCTTCTTTAGACGCCGCGCTCTCCACCTTGAAAAAGTCGTTCAGTATTTTGGTTTTGTTGTTTCCGTTGCAGATTTGCTGCTTGTTTTCAAAGTAATCAAAAATGATTTCGTTGTTGTCCAAGTAATAATTTTTGCACCGCCGTTGGTGCTCGCAAATGGTGGCCCGAAGGTCTTGTATCCGTTCGCGCAAGTCGGGAGCATTCGGATGCAATGCCAGTTGTTGTTGCAACATCCGTTTTTCTTTGATCAATTTGGGAATGGTTTCCGTTTTCAGCTTTGCAATCATAGCTTGATTTTCACGGTGCTTACTGTCCAGCGTGACAATACTCTTTTCATTAAGCACGATATTTTTATTGGGTTTTTGTTTGAACGAATTATTGGGAGGAGCCATCCAAAAATGTGGAAAACGGGGTCGGGATAACCAGATTGATAATTTATATTGCCGCCTTTACATTTAATATATTATTTAGCGTATTGTTAATCACATATAATTTATTTATATAAGTTAATTCACCACGCAATGCCGGGGATGATGATGCACCGACAGGAAGCATTGTCCCATGCCGAACTGGCGCAAATGACGTTTTTATGGAAGTATTTAGAAGATAGATGGATCATAAAAAAACGCAACGATGCTTACATTCTAAAACAAGCCGACGGGTCCAAATCCAAAATGACGTGCACTTCATCTTATTTAGACGCATGTTTATTACCCCCGGGATCGCACGAACATTTGGAAATTAAGCAAATTCAATTGCTCACATTTTTATACAATGCGCTAGACAATGGATGGAATATTAAGAAACACGGGCGCGACCCCCATACATACGTGTTTATGAAAACCCACAACGGGCACTGTGAAATTTACGAAGACGACGAATATTTATCCCGGTTCATAAAGGGCAACCTTCGGTTGCAGTCCTGACTTGCATCGTGTGTCGGGGTGCGCATCAATTATTTAAACTTGCGATTTGAAAGTTGCAAATGTAAGTTTAATTCATTTGTTTTCCCGATTTTTTTTTCTTTAGGCATATTATAACCAACAACAACAAAATGGGAGGAGGATTGATGCAGCTTGTCGCCTATGGCGCCCAAGACGTTTACTTGACTGGCAACCCCCAGATCACTTTCTGGAAGGTTTCTTATAAGCGCCACACCAACTTTGCCATGGAGTCCATTGAGCAGACTTTTAACGGCCAGGCCGACTTCGGTCGCCGTGTCACTTGCACCATTTCCCGCAACGGTGATTTGGCTTACCGCACCTACCTGCAGGTCACTCTCCCCGAGATCAACCAGCAGATGAAGTCCTCCGCTCAGGACGGTGTTTATGCCCGTTGGCTTGACTTCCCCGGTGAGCAGCTTGTTTCCCAGGTTGAGGTTGAGATCGGTGGCCAGCGCATTGATCGCCAGTACGGTGATTGGATGCACATCTGGAACCAGCTCACCCTGACCGTTGACCAGCGCCGCGGCTACTACGCCATGGTCGGCAACACCACCCAGCTCACCTACATCACCGACCCCTCGTTCAACGATGTTGACGGTCCTTGCCAGGCCACCGCCCCCCGCCAGGTGTGCGCCCCCCGCAACGCCCTCCCCGAGACCACCCTCTACGTGCCCTTCCAGTTCTGGTACTGCCGTAACCCCGGTCTCGCCCTCCCCCTCATCGCTCTTCAGTACCACGAGGTCAAGATCAACCTTGACATCCGCCCCATTGACGAGTGCTTGTGGGCCGTTGGCTCCCTCCAGTGCGGTACCAACGTCCGCGCCTCCGCCGGTGGCAAGGTCGTTACCGCCTACAACCAGTCCCTCGTCGCTGCCTCCCTCTACGTTGACTACGTCTTCTTGGACACCGATGAGCGCAGGCGCATGGCCCAGAACCCCCACGAGTACCTCATCGAGCAGCTCCAGTTCACCGGTGATGAGTCCGTCGGTTCCTCCTCCAACAAGATCAAGCTCAACTTCAACCACCCCGTTAAGGAGC